TGCTCAGTATGCAATACGGATTATTCCTAGATGCGGCGTGCAAGATATCTTAGTACGCTGAATCGGGGCAGGCTGGCGGGAAAACCGCCGGATCGGCAGATTCAGGCGACGTCAGCCTTGCGCCCAAGAAAAAGGCCGGAATCTTTCGACCCCGGCCCTGACACTTGACTCTCATCACCAGCAGTTCAGTTGAATGACATCCCCAACCGTTAGCGGATCCGTGAACGTGATCTGTCCAGGCGTGGTGCCTGTCGGCGCAACCAGGGTGTAATCGACGCCCGCGCTCTGCGCTATGTTTCGGGTGACGATGCAGACGCCCGCCAGCCCCACAGGAATCGCGTACGAAGTGGCGGTCACGTCGGTGACTCTGTAAACGATGATATGCGGCGCGCCCGCTGGTGGTGCCTGGTTGGGTGCTACGCACGTCACCGTCGCTCCTGGCAGGTTGCAATCCAACTGCTGCGACGTCTGACTGGACAGTCCGATCGCCAAAACGATCAGCGCGAAAAGAATCATGGAAGCAGTTTTCATTTTGTGGCCTTATCTGCGCTGGGAGGCGCGTTTTCTCCGGAAACGTTGTAGTCCTTCGCCGCGATGCCGAAGGCCGCGAGGCCCCCTACATGCGCGAACATCGCCATACCCATCGCCCAGCGCGGCATATCAATAAAACCGCCGAACTGGGCGAACAGAACAAACGAGGATGCCGCGGAAACCGCCGCTGCCGCAGTCGTTTTCCAGCTACGCATCCTCAACTTCCCCAGAATAACTGAGCGTCGGTGGGGTCGACATCTTCGAAGTGCAGCACCGGGCCGCTTGCCGGATACGGCGCTTTGTCCTCGAAGATATTCGGCTGGGCCATGCGATCCGCGAGGGCGCCCGCGAACTCGTTGATGTTTACCGTTGGGCCGCCGGCGGTGGGCTGGATCGTCCCGGTGATCTGCCACATGCGTGTGACCTGGTCCAGGTACTGGAACTGTCCGCCGAACGCGGCGTAGTCCCCGCCAGGCCCGGCCCCGTCGATCAGAGATGCTGTGACGGTCGCGCCGGCCATGCCTTGCACCTTTACAAGAATCTCCTGGGCGACGGCTTGGGTACAAAAGAACGTCCAGAAAGAACGGCCGATCGGTCCGGGCCCGTCGTCTCCTGGAAGGTTGACAACTACTGGTGGTGATGTTTGCATTGTTGACCTTTCTTTTGAATCTGCACGGTGATTACACTTTTTCCGGCCAATGCCAGGTTCGCGGTTGCGGCGTCTCGCTTTCGTCCAGCGATACGGAGGTAATCCATTTTACAGAGCGGAAATTCGTTCCGTCGATTTCGGAGTTGCTTCCGTCCGAGTAAACCTGGAGATTCACGCAGGTGTCGCCCCACACCGCCGTTACGATTGCCGGTAAATGAACCAGTTGCTTCGGCCCCTCCTTTGGCTGATACTGCGGCGGCTTCTCTTGCACGTAATGAACGATTCTACCGATTGATGGCTTCATTTAGCTCCCTTTCTTTTGAATCTGCACGGTAACCGTGATGGTCATTCCTTCGCAAGCGTTCTTCAGTCCGTCAACCAACGCCGCTGCGAAATCCTTCAAATCCTTGTCCGCATCGGACAGCGCTTCCTTTTCGAGAGGCTCCAGCGCCGCTGCGTCATCTTTCACATTCAGAATACTCATTTTCCATTCCCCCAAATGATGCCAGATTCAATGAGTGTCTGCGTCCCACCCACCGAACTGCCCAAAATTCTAACGCCAATCGTGCCGTACAGCGCCTTCCAGCGCGTCGGAAATGTGACCATACCACCACCCGCAAACGCTCCGCTGCTATTGGTGCCCGTCGTCGCTACGCCGGCGTTCGCCAGTCCAAAGAGATTCACCCGTCCGAAGGCCCGGAGCCACACCGCGGCGCCGGTGCGCGCGCTGGTCTGGATGCTGACGGGCTGCCCTCGCAGGATATTCCCTACTGCCGTGAAATCGATTTCACTGATGGAGTAGACCCGCTGTGGTGCACTCATGGTTACCATGGCAGCGGCCCAGCCGGTCGGTTTCGGGCTGGATTGAGGATAGAGGGAAAGTCCCGCGCCATAGAAGCTCTGTCCAAAGCAAGAAACTGCGAGCAGGAGCAGCGAAAGGCGCATGGCGGGAGTGTAGCACGTGCCACGACTCCCGCACAATCCGGCTTTATGACGACCTGGAGAATTCGAACTGATCCATCTTGGCATCGGCGCGTTGCGTTGCATCGATAGCCAGATACCGCTCGTATTCGGTGAGGGTGTAAATCATGTCGCCCGCGTCGACCCTGGAGAGTTGCCCAAGGTGGCACAGGGTTTCATCAGCCGCGCAGATCCGCGCCAGCCAGATGAGCTCGCCTTCAGACGGCGTCAGCCTTCTTTCCAGCCTTTCGAGTTGTAGACTTTGATCTGTGGTCATTTTTTATTTCCAATCTGAAACCGAGTCCATCTGCGATCAACTTCCGCATGAACTCGCTGTGCGCCATTTTATTGCGCCTGGCTCCCGCCTTCACTTTGATAAATAGCTCACCCGGAAGAAATACACTTGCCCGAACAGGTTCCATAGGTATGGAGTGTAGCACGTGCGATAGTGTTTCACTGACGTTTAAGAAACATCATCCATCCAGCCACGAACCAGCAAGCTAATCCGACGAACAGACAGACGTGCACGAAAGCGCTAACCATTGAGCACTCTCCGCATTGCTAGATGCTGTCTGCGAGCGAAATTCTCTTCCGCGCGTTTCTGTCTCCAGATCGACCGCGCCAAGTGTAAAACAATCGCGAGAATGAACAAGTGAATCATGCGAGCCTCCCAAGAAGAGCTACCACCAAAACCTTGCAAGGCGTGTCCGCGACCGAAACACCCGCCTGGAAGCTGACACCGCGCCATTGCGCTTCGTCCATCCGGGAAGCCAGCAGCGCCAGCTGGGTCATGGGGACGTTCTCAGACTGAGCAGCCGCCAGAACCATCGTCGCGGCGATCAGTTTTGCTTTGCGCATTTGGTACCGGTTCATTTTGCCTCCAGGAGGTAAGTGAGTTCAGCGCACATCCCGGCCGCGTCGCCGTTGCACATCCCGAGAGCGTGCGCGTACCCATGGGGACTATCTGGCGACTTGTCGCGCGCCTTGATGGCGAGCGCAGTTTTGAGGAGCGATTCCAGGCTTGCGCGTGGGACTTTTACGAAATCACTTGGCTGCTTCATGAATCTATCATAGACCCATGTCGCACGTGCTCAAAGGGAATAATCGTCCTAGTACGCTGGTACTACGAAGATCGGCCGTCCTCGACGCTATCCGGGTATGTGAAGTGCCCTCGAACTGCCCAGACATCGTCTCGGGTGAGCCGGATCTTTTCCGCTTTCGGCTGAGTCAGGATACGCACTGGGGCTTTGTCACTGAGCGCCTGCCATTCCGCGTTTCCCCGGTTATTGCGAAAGCCTGGTGCTGGACCGCGTCGATACTGTTTCATGACAAGATGAACGTATACAGCGGCGCGTTTTCGTCAGGAATTTTCGCCCATTCTTTCACGTCCGCGATGTAGGACGGCGTATCGTTGGCGTCGCTTTCCGGTGCCCAAATCTCAATAAGCTGGGTCAGGGAGTTTCCTTCTGCGATGTGGAGCGCCACGACGTGAGCCGCTCCCGCGATGCCCTGAGCCCTGCTGACGGGCTGCCAGAATCCGTTCAGGATCACCGGCTTTGCGAGCCACGGCGCTCCACGAAGGTTTCCGGGGTTGAAATACGTCGGACTCATCCCCTCTTGCCGGATGATCGCGTTCACGATTCGTTGGATCAGGTCATTCATGGAGAACATAAAAATACGGGTCGGCCCAGCAGCCTTGTAAGACTTCAGCCGACCCGTTGATGTGATTGGTACCGGGTCGGAGGTCCCGGCCAACGCAGGGAGTCTATCACGGGATGCTGAACGCGTCAAGGGTCTCTATCGCCGGTACGGAGGAAGCGCCATGCCACCTGGAAGGAAGCCGGCAAGGACGTAAATCAGCCAGATCACCACCACCACGATCACTACGACCCTGATGAGCCGTGTGATTGTCGGGTCCATCGGGAATTGGTTGATACCCCAGAGAATGACCACCACGATCAGGAGCCCGATGAGAAGCTGAATCAGAACAGGCAACATAGACGCCTCCTAATGAGTGTTCTTCAGCATTTGGATGACGAGCACGACGGCGCCCGCGAAGCCGGAGCCATATCCGATAATCCGCTCTACCAGTCGAAGACGTTTCTCGTGGTCGTCTGTCACCTTCACCACCTGTTCCAAGAACTTTTCCTGGCGTTCGATCAGTCTTGTGGTGGCTTCCACCTGATTACGAATGACCTCATACAACTGGCGTTCTTCCATGATGGATACGGTGAGCTTACCATAAGTCAGTGTAGGTAAATGGGTTGCGCTCGACATGTCGGTGACCCCCTTTGGTGGAGCCTTGATCAACACCAACTGTTTCATATTGCACCTTTATGGCCATGGAAGATATAGAGTCAGAAAGTGATTGGTCCCGACCCGCATTCGTACGGAAGTCCTGTTAAATCAATGACTTTTTCGAGATAAAACGCTGTGAGATTCACCTGGGGAGCAGCCGCGGCGCCCACCCCGAAGGTCCCGTTCGCGATGTCCTGATCCGTCCAATTCGTCATTGTGACCGGATTCTGCGGAACCGGGATCTGGTAGGTGAAATAATTCTCCAGCGCGAACGGCGCGTCCGGATTGAGGTCTCCCACCGCTGCGATGGTTTTGTTTCCGACTACGCGTACCGCGGAATCATAATAGACGAAGTCCACGGAAGGCGTTGCGGTGAGCGGGTTCGGCCGCATACAGGCGTTCCAGGCGAGGCTGAGAATCAGGCCGGAGCATGGAGTTGCGGCCATCTCGAAGACGGCGTCCGGACCCGTCGCAAGAGCCGCCAGGTACGTCACGTCGCCATCCGGAGATCCCGCGGCCGTCGCCGGCGAATCGTCCACCATCGGATACGATGGGCCCGGCGTCGATGGCGTCCACTCGCCCGGCTGGAGGTCCGCTATGGGCTCGCTCGAGAGAATCCGTTGCCGGCCGTACTGCCCGGTGAACGGATCGCCGGATTGGCCGTCCCACACGATGTAATTGTCAATGATCGATCCTGGAGGCCCGAAGCCGGATTGCTGGAATCCCATCGTGTCTGGATTCGTCGTTCCGAAGTTCACCCCGATCACTTGTGCTGCAAGGATGCCGTTTTTCCAGAGTTCCGCGCTGCCCGAGGTTCCGAATACCACTTTCAGCTCGAGCGTGCACCACTGGCCGGGTTGGAAGGCGATACCTTTCTGGCCCACCGTGTTGATCAGGAGCGCGGCGGCGGGCCCGAGGAGATCCATCGAGCCGTCCGGCTTCAGGCGCAGGCTGAAGAGCGTCGTGGAGAGAAATCCAATGGTGTACCAAACCATCGTCGGCTGAACGCCTGAGGACCACTGCCAGTCCATGTTGAAACCCCAGGTGCCTTGCGGATCGATTTTAGCGAGGTACTGAACTGATCCGAAGGCGCAGTTTTCAATCCACAGCGCCTGACCGATTCCGTCCCGGCCGGTGATGAGGGAGCCTTGATTGAAGGTGCGTTGAAAGGCGGAATACTTTACGGCGCCCGGGAAGTACGTGCAGAGATCGAAGCCGTCACAGAAGCGGATCATAACTGATCTATGATCTGACGGCCGATGAACTCTGAATAGGCCGGCGGGATCGCCTGGGAAAGTCCCGCCATGCCCATCCACTCAATACCCATCGCTTGGCGTGCGTCCTGGACGCTGTACGTGGCTCGATCGCGATTTCGTACGACGTTGGTTTGTGGCGTGTGCCCGACGACGGTTATAACCTTCCGGCGCCGGTCCCTTGGGTGATCACCGTGAACGCTAATAACCCCGCTTCCGTGCTGGCACGCTGGCCGCAACGGAATGGAAAAGCTCGTCTCGAACAGTCGATGTCTCCGGAGCTCCGCGCTTCCCGATGGAGTCCCCAGGCCGAACATCGTGCCGCAAAGCATGATCAGAAATCCGCTCGCGCCCAGCGGAGCGCCTTCGACATTTTCTATCACCCAGGGAGTCCCGGACTTGATGAGTCGCTGCCGGGTAGGCTCTACAAGATCCGGGTATTCCTTCCCGCCTTGGAGATGCCGAAGAATCGAGTACGCCTGACACGGTGGACTTGCCCAGATGAAATCAAATCCCTCAAGCGGAAACGTCAGCGCATCAGCCTGGTGAAACTCGTCCCCGCAATACCGCGGCTGAGGTTTGATATCTACCCCTGTGACGTGAAACCGCGCCCGTTGCAGACCCTTCGTCGCGCCGCCAGCTCCACAGAAAAGATCCAACGCTCTCTTCATTTCACACTAGCGTAGCACGTGCTCACATCGACCACCGTGCGACTACAGTTACCCCTGAGGCCTTGACTGGCGTTCCGCCGCCCACGGGTTGGTATGAAACATTCCAGGTCAGCACGTCATTCGCGAACAGGTAAAGCTGGTTCCCGGCAGGCGACGGAGTCACTAGGAACACGTTCGGGGTTGAACTTGGATAGAGCACAGCCGTGGCGATCGTAACCCCGTTTCGGAGAAGCGTGACCACCAGATTCTGGGCAATCGGAACCGTCGCCGCCGCAATGCGGATGTCGACAAACAGACCTGTCCTTTGCACCGAGTACGGATTCGTGATCCCGATTCCGGCCGAGAGCGTTGACCCCGTTCCACTCACGAGGGTGCAGGTTTCGTATTGCAAAACCGGCAAAGGATTGGTGGTCTGCTGGATCAGATTCGCCATGTACTGCATCCAGTTCGACGGGTCATAATTATTAATCGCGGTCACCGTCCAGCGATAGAAGGAGTTGTATTTCAAGTACCATTGCTGCGCGGTTCCGTTGATTTCTGAAATAAAGAACGTCGACGGGGTGGTTCCGGTGCGCGGGATACCAAGACTCGGCAAATAGACCGTGATTCCCTGCCCTACGAAAAGCCCCGGCTTATCGGTTTCAAAGGTGAGGATTTGCGGGATATTCCCGGATTTATTTAAGAATGCCGCCGCGAGTCCGTCTAAGTTATCGACCGTCGCGACGTTCTGGACTTGATCGATGACAGCGACGATTCCGCTTCCGCAGTGTCCGAACTTTGGTCCAAAAGGAGTGAGCGGGTTGCTCGCTGAACCAACCACGACAGATGCTGCATTTGTGCCGTCACCTGGGACATATTGGATTTCAATGTCTGCGTTGGTTGGGATGGGTCCGTAAGCAGGGCCAAGTTGTGTGCCACCAGCGAGATATGACCACAGAAAATCATTAGGTCCGGTGCTTGTCTGTCCGCTGTAGGCGGAGAGCTCGTAAACCGTCTGGACGTTGCCATTGACCGTCAAGGATAACACCGATCCGATCGGCAGGAGCGTCTCAATACCAAAGGGCGTTCCGGGAGGATCATCCCAGATTCCCGGCTGGCCCTCCGCGAAGTCAAAGGACTGATTTACCCCGCCGCCGCTGCCTCCGCTTCCGCCCGTTCCGGATCCGGGTAAGACATTCAGGTTGCTGACGACGAACTCCTGGTTGCGGTACCCGGATGTCTGAGAACCGCCGGAGACGGAGTTTTGAACCATCGGCGTTCCCTGCGACTTCCGGAACGGCGCGTTCGAAGCGGTTTCATCGAGTCCCCACGGCGCGGGCGGAAGGCTCGTTAGCGGCTGGAACCAGAGCACTCCGTATACATCGATCCACCAGACCGCCCCGGCTTGTGTCGCCAACTCGTTGAGCATCTGTGTGACGGTCTCGTACTGGCCCGACGTCGCCGCGCCAAGCACTCCGAAAGTTCCCGGTGCCGCGACGCCTTGCGTGGTGATGCCTTCGCCGTTCAGATAGTTTGCGACGACATCCAGGACATCGGCGACTGGATCTGACCCGGCTGCGTAGACGACTCCGGTCACTACCCGGTGGTCGCAAATGCTCGTCTTGTCCAGCGCGGTGATGTGGTAGGTGATCGCAGTAGGCATCGCCGGGTCAAATGGCATTTCTCGATCGACGCCCACGGTATCAATGCAGCCGGCGAACAGCGTCAGCCCGGCTTCCACGACCTTAATCGTGACGCCGCACATGTCCTGCGCCGCCGTGAATTGCCCGGGAACGAGAAGGCCGCCGATGTCGACGTAATCCAGCGTCAGCGTCGCGCGACCGATCGCCTGACTGACGATCGTCGAGGCCACGGCATTTGATCCAGCCCCCATGGGTGATGCACCGGCGAAGCTGGAGCCGCTCTTGATCCCGGTAAGGTTGATCCCTCCCAGAAAGACCTGGTACGCACCGTTGCCGCCCTGAATAGCGGGAATCGGCCAGGATTCGCTCGAGGGAATCGCCGCGGAACCCGAGGCGACATTGATAAACTGCTGCGCGCCGACGTGCGGCGAATACCAAGTCTCTCCGGACGGGATCGCGGGTTTCGGCGGACTGATAGCCAGCGTCGAAACGAACGGCGGGTACCAGGTTTCCCCGGTCGGAATCGGAGCCGCCGGCGTCACAACCTGCTGAACGTTGAGAAGCGGAGTCGGCCAGTGCTCACCTGTCGGGATGGCCGCGCCCATGGTGATCGGGCCCGCCAGGTCCGGCGTCCCCCACGCTTCCCCTGAGAAGATGGCCGGAAGCTGGTTGAGCGTGATCTGCTGGAACTGGCTAAGTGTCGGGCTGCCCCAGTGCTCGCCCGTGGGAATTGCCGCTGCGAGTTTGATCGGCCCCGCGACATCCGGAGTGCCCCACGATTCACCCGTGGGAATAGCGGCCGCCGGCGAGATGGTTTGCGGGCTGGAACCGAGAACCTGAAGTGCTCCCATGCTCAGGTACCCGGTTCCTCCGGTGTTCAGAACACCAGGGAATCCGGTGTGTTTGATGCCGGAACCACTTGCGCCAGATTGGATGGCGCCCATGTCAATGAAACCGGTACCGCCGGTGTTCAGAACTCCCGGAAAGCCTGTCCCCTTGATGCCGCTCATAGGTTAGGCCGGGGCGAAGTTATTTGCCGTTCCGTTTACGAAGGGATCGCTTCCGAGCGTGACGCAGTTCGGTCCAAGCGTGACTCCAGTTGCTGCGCCGCTTGTGCTTCCACCTGTCGCACTGTAATCCAGATAGATTCCTCCGGCCGGAATCGCGGTCAAGGTGTTGTCGAAATCCCATCCGCCGTTCCCATAGGACACGTGGTTCTGAATCGAAACACCGTAGTTCACGAAGGCGTTTGAAAGGAATCGCACGCCGTCGCGCCCGCACTTGTAGGCCACGGTGCCCTCTAATATGGTCGGCGCTTGATCGCCTTGGAGTTGCCAGCCGTCTGCCGAAGCTCCGGAAATGTTCCCTGCGATACAGCGGATGCAAGTTGCGCCCGCGATCAGGAACCCGACACCGCCGCTCTGGGAGAGGCACTGGCAATCGATAAGCGTTGTGCCGAGCAGGTTGGCCGCGATTTTGAAGCCAATCGGGTTTGTGCCGCCTCCAGAAATCGCCAGACACTTGCGAAGCACGATTCCCTGGGATCCACCCTGCGAGATGTCGAAGGCCGCGGTATTGGCTGCGTTGTAGTTTTTGACCGTGATATTTTCAAGGGTGTTGCCGTAAGACTGAGTGGCGATCCCGATCACCGTCGATTCCGAGTTGCAATCCAGGATGAAGTTCCGCAACGTGAAGGTGTTCAGATTATTGTTGTTCTGAATCTGCACGATAGTGAAAGATGTGGTGGTGGCTTGGATAGTGACCTGGCCGCCGTCGCCCCGCGTTGATGTATAGCCCGCAACGAATGATTGGGAATTAGAGGTAAAGCTAAAATTGATCGCCGTCGCGGTCGTGATCGTTGCTTCTGCTTTTACCCAGGCGCTGTGCCCGTTCGCCATATTGGTATTCAACTGGCCCAAGGTTTGGAGCGCGCCTCCGATGTTCATCGTTACGCCTGTTCCCGTGCCTGGTGACCGGTCCAGGATGACCGTCGTTCCGTTGGTATAGGTCGCCACTTGATACCAGCCCGTGGTGATTCCGGAGCCGCTCAAGTAGATGATGTTGCCAACAATAACCGAAGTGAACGATGCCGTCGCACTGGTGATAGTGGCTACCCCAGTCGCGACGACGTCGGTGGTCGAGATGTTGTTCCCGCTGCTGTTCTTCGCATTCTGCGTCGAAAAGTCCGTTCCGGCCGCTCCACGCACGAAGCCGCCCCCATTGGTATCGCTCCCGTTGGTGGGACGAACTTCCCAGACTGATGCCGAAGAAAGCGCCATAACTTATCCGAGAACCGGAACCGCGCGGCCGAACTTCCGCTTGCACTCTGCTTCGTACTCGCGCATGCGCCGCCGTTCGTCAAGCCAGATCTGATGATTGGCCCGCTGGTCCGGCGTCGGGTCGTGCAGAATAATCCTCGGTGGAGGGATCTCCAGACCCTGGAAGAGCGTGAAGACCTGGCCTGACGCCCAGGCGACGGTGATATTGCCACCGTTCGGAGTCACCGGCAGACCCGTCGCGGTATCAATTAAACCAATCAGCGGGCTGGTGCTGTTCGTCCCGGTGTTCTTGAACAACACCAGATAGGCCGATGCCGAGCCGGAAACGCTCGTGAACGTGGTGTTGGCCGCTGAGAAGGTTCCCAGGCTGCCCGTTGGGCTGGTGAGCGTCACTGGCCCCGCAGTGGGGGTCACAGCGCCATACGGCGTAGAGTAATACTGGTCCGTCGTCAGGTTCGGCGTGTAGGCCGTCGTGAACAAGGACAGCGCCATTGTCGCAGTGAGCGCGTCGATGCCTCCTTCAAGGAAGAGCTCGCGCCCTAATCCGTATAATTGATTCGACATAAAACTATTTATTCTCCTGTACTTGCCATGTCTTTCTGTTTTTGGTCCATCAGTACCCCTTGGACGCAACACTAGGATGGCTCAATGCCACGTACACCCGACGCGAAGTCTTACGCCTGCGCGCTTGCACCTGCCGCTTACTGAGGGGATTTAGCAGCTTATTCAATTCATCCACACGCTTCTGACAAGCTTCGAGTTGATCTTCCTGCCGTTCCACCCGCTGCCGCATAATAGCCATCTTGCGCAGTATCCGAACGCGCTCATTCTTGAAGCGCAATTGGGCCACGGGACTGCGTATCGAGTCGTCGTCGTTGCTAGGAACCTCGGTAGCGACGGTAATCGACTCCCGCATGCTACGAGCTATCCCAAGTTCCACGCGGTAGCGGGCGAGAGCTTCTTCTATCGAGCTAAACTCATGAATTCCGCGATTAATCTGGTCTGTAGTGAGCTCAATAAACTTCTTTCTGCTCGCCAAACACCGCCGGCAGGCCTCGCATAAGCAAAGGCGGCGAAACAAGCGATACATGCGATTTGAGCGAGCCTTCTCGGCTTTTAGTGATTTACTCATCGGTCTAGTTTACGACGGCTTGGAATCTCCCAGTTCCTTGAGCTTCTGCATAATCGCCGCCGGACCGAACCGGGCAACCAGGGCGTCGAGAGTACTCCCGTCGTGGAGCAGCGTCTTATTCAGCCGCGGATCCGCCAGGCCTGCGAGCTTTGATTGCTCCACAATCGTCTTATTGATAAAGACCGCGTGGATGCGCCGGTTCTCCATCCGGAGCGCGTCAATGGCCGCGTCCCGCTCGTTTTTATGCGCCTGCAACTCTTCGAGAGTGGCCGCGTCGGCTTTCGACATAATGTCGTCTACTGGGGTCATAATTTGAAACCTGCCTGTCTTAAAGTCGTGATGAGTTGCTGCTGAACTACGTTGGCGAGCTGCTGCGCGCCGTTTGAGCCGACAATCGTCGCTCCCGGAATCGTGATATTGATCTGCGGAGCCTGCGTGTTGGTGATGGTGACCGGAAGCGGGTTGCCGCTTGAATACTGAGGCGTCGGAGGCGTGAAGTTTCCCGAGTTCGGAGCGTACGCGGCGTAGTTCACCCCTTGCGAATAGCCCGACGAATCGACCGACAGCCCGCCGGATCCGCCATAGCCGAGCGCCGTACTCCCGAACGGATTTCCTGGGTTGTTCGCCATGTTGAACGCGGCCTGCATGGCTTGCTGAATCGTTTGCCCCATTGCGGAATAGGTCGTGCCCGGACCCGCGTCCGCAGCCCCTGGCGTAAATTGCTGGGTGGTTGTTCCGTCGGCGTTCTGTGTCAGACCCTGCGCTACCGTGACCGCATAGCTGTAAAGTCCAGACTGTGGATCATAGGTCAGGTTCGGATTGACCTTCACTTCGGCCGTTCCCTGATTCGGAAGCGTTAACCCCGTCGCTTGCGTGAAGGCTGCAATCAAAGATTGGTCGTTCGAGAACAGCGCCTGCTGATTGGTTTGGCTGGTATTCGAAGCGCCGGCGCCCGCGTCCGAGAAGGCGTTGCTATAAGACTCCAGGCCTTGCATGTATGTGGCGAGCGCCTGAGCAACGCTTTCTGTCGAGGAAGCCGCGGAGCTCGAGGCGGAAGCCGCTGCCGTCGCGGAGCTCGAGAGTTGAGACAAGGCAACCGTCGCCCCACCGACAGCACCCGTGAAGACTGGGACCGCGGCGTTTTCTTCGGCAAGGTAGCCGGTCAGCGCCTGGGACTCGGAATTGAATTGAGCTTGAGTAATCGTGCCGGCTGCCAGTTCCTGATTCAAGGACTGCATGTCGGCGTTCAAGCCAGACAGCGTCAGTGTGACGTTTCCACCTTGGTTGGCCAGCGTCCCGAGAACATCGTTTGCCTGAATCGCGGAAGTGTACAGCGAATTCGTTCCGCCAACGGAAAGCGAAGCTGCAGAGCTCGCACTGACGAGACCCGTCAACGCCGTGGTTGCGGTCGTCGACGCCGTTGCGGTCGACGCCAGCGCCGTGCTCGCGCCTGTCGAGGAATACGCCACCATCTGAATCGGTGCGTTCGCCTGATTCAGTTCCGAAGCTAAGGCGTAAAGCGACTGCTGAACCGTTCCGCCCGTTTCCCCGATCAGGGTTTCGACTTCCGAAAGTGCCGAGCCCGTATCCGTGAAACTGGTGCCCAGCGCGGTATTGACATCCTGCAGCGCCTGAGTCGCGGTTACCGCTGCCGTGGTGGCTGTCGTCGCCGCGGCCGTCGCCGACGTATTGGAAGTGGTCGCAGCTGTGTTGCTTGAGGTTGCCGTAGTATTTGTTGTAACTGCCGCGTCGGCCGCGGTGATGCTCGTAATGAACGCGTTGTTCGACGTCCCGTCCGCGTTCAAGCCTTCCGCGAGCCGTTCCAACTCCAGGTTGACTGCGTCGATCTGACTGCCGGATTGTGGATTGAGCGTCTGTGGAACGTCGGTGGCAAGATTGAGCTCCCCGTTTTTCAGGTAGTTCAGCCCCATGGCGCCCAGGGTGTAGGCGCTCGACGACATACTGGCGGCGTCGCCCATGGACTGATCCATGCTCGATAGAGCGTTGGCCGCTCCCTGTGCCGCGTTTCCAATTGCTGTAATCGCCGTCGCCGCGTTCGCCGCCGGTCCCTGCGTCGCGTTCATCGTTGCGATGGCATCGTTCAACTGCTGCACAAGCGCCTGAACTGCGCTGTTTGTGCTGGTGGTCGTGGCTCCCGTCGCCGTGAGTTGGATACCCATCTTCGCGAGTGCGCTCTGCGCTTGCGTGAAAGCATCCTGGACCGCAAGCTGCCCTTGAATGGTGGTCTGCGCCGTGCTGTTCAGGGAGATCCACGCGTCTACGACACCTTCCGTGGAGCTGACTTGGCGGTTCGCCGCGCCAGTCAACTGCGTCATCGCGTTTTGCGCGGCGATGATCGGGTTTTGGATTTGCAACGCGGCATTCGCGGCGTTTCCGAGTCCCTGCGCCGCGTTGTTCGCGCCAGCCGCCAACTTATTGTGAGCGTCCGCGAAGGAAAGAACTGTGACCGTCCCGCCGTCTGCGGTCTGCACCACCTTCGAGATCATTCCATTCGCGTTCGCTCCCGCTCCGGCCGTCGCCGTCATGGCCGCCTGGAGCGATTCCATAGTTGGAGTGAGCTTCCCGTTTACCGTGACCAGGTCAAGACCCTGCGTTGCCGCCTGGGTGAGCTGCTGAGCGAGGGCATTAATCGCCGGGGTTGCCGTCGCCGCGTTTGCCGCCGCAAACACGAGGCCGGTTCCGACCTGGGTCACACTGAGGCCCAGCGCGGCCGCATCCGTCTGAACTGTCTTAAACGCGGCCGCGCTGGCTTCGATTGAAGCTGCGGTTTGAATGCTCTGGTTCTTTAGCCCCTCATAGGTGGTGATGACGTTTTGGAGCGCAGTCTGTTGATTGCCAGCCTGAATGGTTAGCGCCTCCATGGCTGCAACTGGATCGTAGAACGACGTTCCTAAGGTCGTAGCTTCGGATTGTAGGCTCTTATAAACGTCCAGGAGTTGCTGTTGCGCGGTGACTTGCTGATCAGCTGACAGCGTTCCGCTCGCGAGCGCTGTTTCCAGGTTTTGAAGAACCTGCACATTCGCATTGAAAACGGCCTGCGTGTCCTGACTGGCCTTATTCATCAGGGCTTGCTGACCGGCTGCTGTCGCGAACGCATCGCCCGCCGCTTTGGCAGCGGACTCGGCTTTCGTGTATGCCGTCGCGAGAGTCCCGAGAGACGCCGTTCCATCATCGAACGCGGACTGTACCGAGTTGTAAACCGCGATGGCCGATTGGGCTTTTTCCTGCGCAAGCTGCTCGGCCTGGGTAATTCCAGCAACGGAATCCGCAAAATCTTTCGTCTTTGGCGTGACCGCCGCGAGTGCAGTTTGGTAGTCGGCGAGAGCCCGGTTATAGGTGCTTTGACTGATTTGCCCGGCATCGAGCGCCGTCGCCGCATCCGCCAGGACTTGCTTTGCGGCCGCGAAGTTCGTATTCGCGGCCGCCTGTTGAGCCACCACGTTCGTGAGGGAAGCCGCCAGGCTATCGCCGGCGCCCTTCACTAGCGCGAACGCCGGAGCAATGGCTTGCGCATGTTGCAGCGCCTGGGCCATTAGCGGATTCATTTCCGCGACGGCGCCGGATAGAAGCGTCAAACTGGCCGTGGCAATCGGAATCCAGTTCGTCCCGGTCATATTCTCTGCGATCTGCTTCACGAACTGCGACACGGTCGGAAGGTACTCTTCGAGCGTCTGTAACGGCGCCGCCGCGCCGGTTAGCCCGCTCACCCAGGTCCGAACCGCTGCGACGCCTTCATTCATCGCCTGGTTGACGTCGTAGATTGCCGAGTCTGCGTCGTCTTCCCAGACCTTCAGATTCTCCGCGTTGGCCAGAAAGGCTTGGCTGAGCGCTTGAACGTCCGAAACGATACCGGTGAAGTTCGAAGCCGCAATCGCCGCCGCAACCCCGCCGATCAGGATGGCGACCGGCCCCAGAGTGAGCCCGAATGCCGAAAACGCCGTTCCGGCTTCCTCTGCTCCCACCGCCGCCTCGGCCGTCGCCGCGCCGCCCGCTTCAAGAGCAACCGCGCTTTCGCCGATAGCCGCGGCCGCGGCTTCATGCGCCGCGCCTTCCGCGGTTACCGCAACGGCTTCTTCCGTTTCCGCTTCGGCCGTCGTGCGCGCTACGAGCCCGAGCGTCGTCAATCCAGCTACCAGCGGTTCGCCGGCAGCCGCCAGGCTACCGAAAGCGGTCACGACTGCGCTCGCACCTAAGGCAAGCGGAGTAATGGCTGCAACCGCGAGTCCGATCGCAACAGCGGTGTTTCGAATGGGGTCAGGGAGTTCGTTGAACGCTTCGATTGCGCTGGTGATTTCTTTCATCACCGTCGAACCGAACTGCAGAATGCTCGATACAACCGGTGCCAGCGCCGCGCCCACGGCGACCATGACTTCCTCGAAATTGTTCTGGAAGATTTGCCACTGTCCCGAAATGCCCTGCGCTTGCGCTTCTGCCGAGCCCGCAAACTTTTCGAGCGCCGTCTGAAGTGCGTCGATACGCTGTGACTGATCGAGAGCCTTAAATGCGGTCGTGACCTGGGATGCTGTGACGCCCATCGCGTTTGCCAGGTCCGTAGTGCTGATTCCGAGCTGGACGAGCTGCCGGGCATTCGCCGTTCCCGACAGAGCCATGCGGTCGAAGCTGTTCGCAACCTGATTGAACTGGTTCCCGGTGGCCGCCGCCGCATTCGCTACGGCCTGCATTACTCCAGGGATCTGCTCCGCGGAAACTCCCAACGCAACCATGCGCTGCACCGTGGGCGCGATATCCGGAAAGGCAAACGGTTCCGTTGCCGCCAAGGTCTTAATCTGCTCGATAACTTCGTTTGCCTGGTCGGCTGATCCCGTCAGTTGAGTTAAACCGATCGTGACACTTTGAACCGTTCCGTACGCCATCAAGGCTTCCTGTCCGAATTCCTTCAAGGCTTCGGTGGCTGCCAGGGCTTCGCCGATCTGAAGAAGCGCTTCGGCCATGCCAGATAAGCCGCCTTCGGCTTCTTCGGCGCTCGACCCTACCTCGTCTGCGCTGTCACTCGTGTCGTCAAGAGCTGGACCAGCTTGACCCGCTGAACTTGACACGGCGTCTAGCGCATCTCCGAGCGGCGTAACCTCGTCGGCTGAATCTCCAATCTGAGAAGTTGCATCCGCGACGCCGGACATGTCAGGCGCGGCGGCTTCGGCGGCGTCCCCTACGGCGCTTAATGCTTCGCCTAGGGGTTCGATATCCACTGAGGCGTCTCCGAGTGCGGAGGCGGCTTCCGAGACGTCCGTAAGCGACGGCGCAGCATTGTCCGCCGAATCGGCTACCTCAGCAAGCGCATCTCCCAGAGGCTGAATGTCGGCTTCCGAATCTCCGATTGCAGACGCTGCATCCGAAACATCGGTTAAGGATGGCGCCGCATCATCGGCAGCCGATCCTACCGCGGAAACGGCATCGCTAAGCGAGGAAACATCGTTGCCGGATTGCCCCAGTTCCTGTGCCTGGTCTCCCAAATCTTGAAGTGGTGCAACCGCATCCGTTGCTGCGGTGCCGATACTAATAATCGCGGTGGTTAATTGGTCCGCGGTATCCGGCTGGTTGAACGCTTGGGAAATCTGCCCTCCCGCTTCAGAAGCCGCTTCCATCGCTTCGTTGAACGAGTTCTCAAGGTTCGAGTAATCTCCTTCAATGAGGATTTGCAGCGTCGCTAGAGGTGTTCCAGCCATCTATTGCTTTCTCGCGCCCTTTAGCTTCTCTACCCAGTCAGGAAGTACGTTCATCGCCTGATCGAGAATCGCTCTCTGGAATGCCTCTGGTATCTTCTTTTCTTTGGGTTTTCCGCCAATGAAAGTTTCAGGAGTCCACGGCGGATCCTGCGGCCAGTTGGCTTGCCGGAAGTCGGCCCGCTCGATCGCCCAGCGCTTCATATGGAGGTCGTAGACCTTTCTGAGCGCGTCATACTCCCTGGGCGTAAGGTCCCAGCTCTGCTCGGTCGTGAGCCCCAGCCCGTATCGAGACACGGCGAAGGCCCACGAATCCAGCCAGTCGTCTACTGGACCGCTTCCTTGGTCGCCGGCGTCTCCTGAAGCGTCGGTCGAGGCGCCGGAAACGCTTTTCCCCAGGCTTGCATCAGCGCCGCGACGGCGTCCCCGCGGATTGGATACACCAACTCCGCGAGGCTTTCGTTATCCCCGGGCCAGCTAATCGCCATTGCCAGCACATCGACCAACTGATGGAACGGCATCGTGACCGCGGTTCCATGGTTGATGACCTGAGGCGCGAAGACCACCCCGGCTTTTCCCATCCGGTAGAGCAGTCCTCTGGAGAATTTGACGGTGTACTTGACGCCGCCGATTTCGAGGGTCGGGTACTCCTGTCCCGACCCGATTTCTTTTTGTTCCGGCATGATTAAACCAGTGACGGCGTCCCAGTGCCGCTCAGGGTGATGCTCGCCTTCAGTACGTCCGCTTGCGTGCCAGTGATTCCGTACTTGGTCACGTAGCATTGAAACGTGTCGGTGCTGTTGTTCCCGTCGTTGTAAATGAATTGCGCCTGGCAAAGCGTCTTCGACTGCCACAGCCCGCGGAGCCCGTTCGCCGAACTGTTCAGCGTGGGGTCTTCCGGAACCCAGAACACGTCAAGCTGAGCCTCTCCCACGTCGAGCAAGGTCGGGAAGCGCTGCGTCCACAGGTTCGTGACGTTCGAAACGTCGACGACCTTGGTCGAGCCGGATTCCGTGAACTTCGAGACGTTCACGACTGCCTGAAACACATCGGGCGATTCAACCGGGGAGATTTTCAGCTGTACCCCTTGAACCGCAACTGCCTGAACTTGCGCCATTTATTTTCTCCTTAGGTTGCGTCGCTGTTGTAAATAAAAACGTCGACAATCGTTTGATAAATGCCGGGCTGGGTGTTCGAGTACAGCCCGTCGGATTCGAGAACGATTTGATTCGGAAACTGCGCCGGATTCCCCACTGCCGAAAACGTGTCGATGAACGCTCGCAGCGCGTCCAAAACGGAATTGCTGTCGTCCGGCGTGTAGCCTTCCCAGATTGTGAACTGCACCCGGCAGAGTGCCAGCGTGTTTCTCCCGCCCACTGAGTACAGCGGCTTCGAGCTGATCTGGTGCACTGTCATCGCCGGAAACGCGGAGCCCTCGTAAAGCTGAATCGAATACCACCGGAACGGCGAGGTTCCGAGTAATCCGGTAAGCGTTGAGTCCAATAACGCGGCCGTGCGGAGCTTGACTTCTAAGGGGCTGCTCATTTGATTGCACTGGCGATCGTCCCCCTGAATAATTCGACGATGGCGTCTTTGTTTTCATCCAGCGCCGGTCTCATGTACGGCTGGGCTTTCATTCCCGGCCAGGACTCCACATGTGGGTACGGCGCCGTAGGATCGCCGCGCTTCCCGGTTCCGTACTCTACGAAATCGCTGTACGGCATGTGCGGGCCCACGTTTCCGACCACTGTTGCGCCGCTCGTGTTGATTTCAGTGGTGATAGAGTCCGCCAGCGCTCCCGTGTCACGTGGAACACGCGCTAAGGCGGAGTCCTGGATTACCTTCAACGCCGCCTGTACGCTCGCCTGAACGGCAGGAGCGATACTTCCTTCAAGGAACTGCCCGGCCGAGTTTCGCGGCTGGAAGATGGCTCTGGCGCGGATCATCTACAGATCCACCTTCTGGCACTCGAACCTGGTCTGAGTCCCCTGCGAGTCATCCTCAACCCCAAGGACTTCGTAGGTGGTTACATTCCCCAACGGATCCGTGATGAGCGCGCGGACCTGGCCACCCAACTTCAGAACCAGGAGTTGCGGATAGCAGCCGTCGAGAAGAACGTGACGCAAAGCCTTCGCTTCAATTTCCTGAAGCGCTTTCAGTTCGGTTGCCGTAATCGCCGCGCCGGTGACAGCGTCCATGCAGACGATTCCGACCATGCCGGAGTAGTTGACCCAGCCGTTATCCGGCGCTCCCGAAGACGTCAGCGTCCCGGATGGAACCTGAATGGTACACAGCGAGTTCGGCAACCCGGATTGAAATGCCTCCGTGCTGGCTTGCTGAAGGTCGTAGGTGAGGGATTGCAGCATTTAACAGTTCTGAGTCCGGTACAACTGGGCAGTTAAGCGCTCCCGCATCGAAAACTGATTAACCACTAGCTCTGAAACAGCAAAGAATCCGTCGTTCTCTTCACTCGTCACGTAATCGTCTGCGATGGCTCGCAACGCATTTGCCGCCGCCGCGCCGTTCAGTTTCGCGTCGAGCAGCCCAACGGTGGCCATTCGCGCTTTGTTGCCGGCCAAGCTCCGGAGCAGTGTCGCCGCGGAGCGTCGATAACTGAAAGTCAGTGGTGGGGGCTGCACCAGATTAAAGCCGGTCAACCCCACAATCACCGCCGTGCTCGAAAACATATTCAGCACGGCTTGAATCTCTTCGTCCTGCCAAATCGGCAACGGCGCTACATTCACCGTGTCCGAAACCAGTAACCTCACGGTGGCCACGGTTGGATTGGTCGTGAAGTCGTATGAAAACGACACCGGTGTTTAGCTCCCGGAGCCGTTCGAATACGTAGTCATGATCGGGTCGATTTGCACCCCGGCAAAGACGTGCCGGATTTTGTAGGCAATCGTATCTGTGTCAAAATCTCCCTCTATAGGATTCATGCTGGTCGTGCCCGGCATGATTCCGGGGCCGGGGCCCATGTTGCCTTCGCCGATGGCTACCGAGTTCGGCAGCTTCATGAACAGTTCCGGCGAGGTGTGGCCGCGTAGCCGGCCGAATTCGAGAGCGGGACGGCCGCTTTCCGGGTTGGCGAACAGATACCAGCCGGTGTGCCCGTGAGTGGTGTCGACGATCGGCAGGTAGTAGTTCACCGCCAGCCGAACGATGTTTTTCGCCCAGTTCAGAGCGTGCAGCTGCTGACCGGCGAACGCCGCGGTATTCGAACCGTAGATGTTCGTGGTACCGCCCTGATCGGCCATCCACACGTAATCCGTGTTCAGGATGTTCATCGCGACGGTCTTCAGGGCCGGCGGAACGACTAGGGTCACGGCTTCAACGGAGATAGGCTGCCCGGTGGTGTCGAGCTGCTGCATCATCACGATGATGGCGCGCTGCAACGCGGTGATCGAGAGCACGGGATTGTTGCCGCCCGAATCCCCGACGTTCGTGTTGTTCACGATGTTCTTGTTGCCGTTCGAGTAGAAATAATTCCCGTTCGGCCCGACGGTGCCCGACACATTATTCGCAAAGAGTTTCGTGACGTAATACTCTTCGGACCGGCGGGCGCCGCGGCCGAAGCGTGCCGGCGTGTCCTTTAGCGCGTTCAGATCGTCATTGACGAACGTCTCCCAGGCGAACGGCATGCGCGCGCCGTACTTGCGCAACTGGTAGGTGTACTCGTTATCGGTCAGGTTCGATTCCGGATACTGCGAACCCTGCCCGATCGGAATCATGTTTCCGTTCGCGTCGAAGCCCGGCGTCGATCCGCCCACCGGATTCAGCGAGGTATTCGCCAGAAGCCCGGTTCCACCGTCCACACGGAACCGCTTGACCGGCCGGAAGTCCGAGACTTCGGAGGCGTGCGCAATCATATTCCAGGTGTACGGCGTCTCCAGGTAGTTCGCGAGAACCGCCCGGTCGATGACATCGCCGAACAGGTTCGGGAAGTCCGACATGGTCAGAGCTTCCTCAAAGCGCAGGCGGTCGTACTTCGAGCCCGTAATCGCCCGCAAGGTGATATTGCGGGCTTCGTGCAGTCTCCGCTCGTACATCATCTTGCGAATGCCCTGGAGCGTGGCCGCGCGGTTACTGAGATTCACCGCTCCGGCTTCACCCAGGAAATCCGGCCGCCCGTAGGTGTTCGGTCCCCATTCCGGCAGGTTCACCGACCGCGTGGCGTCGAGGCCTTCCCGCATCCCGCCGCGCTCGATGTATCCGCCGCGCTTGATGTCACCGTAATTCTTGACGACTTCGGAAAATGGAATCATGGTGGCTCCTTTACGCCGCGTTCTTCAAAAGCACAGGGATGATAGCGGTCAGCCCGGCCGCCAGGGGTTGCAATGCGATGCCGAAAAACGGCGCCGTGGCGTCCTTGCACAGCGTGAAGCCGTACGTGATTCCAGACACCGGATCGTAAGTTCCACCGGACGCAAACACCGCATCGCCGGTTTTGATGGCCGCGCCGGCCGATGGCGACGGGCTACTGGTCGCTTCGACGGTCAGGTTGTAGGCGCCCTCGAAGTCACACGACAGATACCCGCTGTTTTCGTCATAAGGGGGATTGGTGGTGTTCTGGGCGTCCTGGGCAACGCAAGCGCATATGTGAAGATTGCCCGCCCCGAATTCGCCGAACAGCAGCGGCTGGCCGCTGGCGATATTGACGCCCGTGGGCATCAGAAGAGTCAACTGCGAGAACCGCTCCAGGACTTTATTTGCGGCCATTACGCGGCCCTCCCTTCAATGAATGCCTTGCGTGCGATCTTGCGGGCTTCGCGCGCCATCTCACTGACCGAGCCTTTGGCGAGCTTCGGACCGATGAAAATATCCGCCAGCTTTTCGTTCACCGAGACCTGGTCTTTTTCGAAAACCGCGATGTCGGCTTTCACATCGGCTTCGCTGATCGGCGTGCCCAGTTCCGCCGGGTTCGAACTGAAGCCCAGCGCCGGCAGAAGGTCCTGCCACTCTTTGGCTTTCGCTTCGACCAAGGTTTTCAGCTTGGCGTCGTCGACCTGGCCCGCCGCGTCAACCGGGATCGAGAGCACTAGTGCTTCGGTGATCTTTCCCTTGATGGCGTCGGGCAGCCGGATCCCGGCCAGGTGTTTTCCGATCAGAGCCGGTCCGCGCGTGGCGGACAGCATTTCCCGGAGCTGCTTGTTTTCCGCCTGCAAAGGCGCAAGCGACTCCCGAATAAGAGCCTGCACTTCGTTCTTGTCCATGTCTTCTCCTTGAGTCGCTGACTCCGTAAAAATCTTTCCATCGCGGCCAGCTTTGGTGACAAAGTCGACCGATGCCGCATTCCGCAATGCCGTAATGACTCGCGGTTTTCCGTCGGGACCCTTCGCGGATTCGTCGCGATCACCTCCCGCCCGGATAGAGAGGCCGATATGTGGGCCTTTTTCCTTCACCTTGTCGGCGTAGTCCGAAAAAACCTTGGCGCGGGCGTACAGACCGGGTCCGTCGTGCCCGGCTTCGTCCCACCGCGCGTTGGTGGTGGTCACCGCGGCGAGGCGGTTCAAGTCGCCCTCTGGACGCGAAGCCTCTTCCTGGTCCGTGTCGTGGTTCCAGAACATTTGCGTTCCGGCCTTGAACACGTTCGCTTCGGCGGCTTTCTTCAACGTCTCCGGCGGGTAGTAACCGCTCGATCCGCGCCCAGGCGACATCAGCTTGATGGGATAGTCGACCGTCGCGCCCTCGGTCAGCTTCGGCTGCTCCAGGAACGTCGCGGATTCGCGGAGCTCGACGCCTTCCGGCTTCCAGGCTTCTTTGTCGCTCGCGTCCTTCAAGGAATCCGGAATCGCGAAGCCTTTTCGCTTGGCGATTTTCTTGATGTTGGCGCGCAGCGTGTCGCTCGAATAATTTCCCGCACCGGCGCGCCCGATGGAATGCAGCGCCGCCTGCACGTCCTGTTCGCTCTTGATCGGGAAGCTGGTTCCTTTCCCGGCGAAATCCGACGAGTCCATGTTGTCTCGCGTCTTCTGCGAGATGTAGCGCTCGTGATACTCCGGAATCGAGGTGTACAGTTCCGCCTTGACGAGAGCCCACCGCTCGATTGCTTCCCGGTACGGCCGGGCCGCTTCCATCGAGGTGTAATTTTCGTGGTCTTCCGCCTCCGGGACGTAGTTCGTCACCGGCACGACGTTCTTGGAGTTCGCGAAATCGACGTTGCCCGCGATGCTGCCGGATTTGGTGTTCCCCAGTTCGTACGGGGCTTGTCTCAGATCGCCCTTGCAGTAGTAGGTGACGTTGCCTTCCGAGCCATCGCCGTCGTGGTCAACGTAGGAATCTCCGGAATGCTGGTACTTCCCGGCCTTGACCTTTTCCGACGAATGGTCGTTAATGATGTCGCGGAGGCGCGCTTTTACATCGCTGTGTTGGACGGCCATTGCAAGCGAGGATAAGTGGTAACGTTTCCATCTCCCAACTAAATGGCCTGAAATCTTAGTAGGATGGAATGCAATGGACCAATCGGAAAAGTGCTCACGGGACGGGTGTAAGGAGCCGCGCACCAGCAATAAGCCATGGTGTTTGAAGCATTTAGCGGATTATCAGAAGAACTATCGGGGAACCGTTATGGACATGGCCGAGCGGCGAGGCTTTCACGCCGGGGTCAAAGCGATGCGGGATAGCGTTTCAGGAGAGTTCGGGAAACACCCAGGAGCTTTTTTTTCAGGAGCGGAAGTAGCCAGAATCGTGAGGGATGTTGCTCCCAGCCCGAAGTACGAAGTCGCTTAAGGGTGGTTTGTGGTGGGAGGCGGGGCGGGTTGCGCGGGTGACTGCGAGACGCATCCCCAGTTTCCATCGGTGCGCCGGATACCCGCGATCTGGTTTCGCTGCTGGCAGTACGCGTTGAGCGCAGCACCGGCTTCCTGAGCCTTTTCTTGATCGTGAGACACCTGTCGATTGGCTTTGATTAAGGCGTCCGCGAGCTTTTCTTCAGTGGTCTGCCCGGCGTACATCAGCCCCATAAAGCCTAGGCTGCACATCACGATGACAAGTTTCATTGATTGCTCCAGGACACCCCGTTCCAGTAATACCCACCGGCGAGCAGATACCCTGCGAATCCGACTTGCATGGTATTGTACTGCGTGATCACGTTAGTTTGCACAGTTGCGGCCACCGCCCATGCCGCGATCTTAAGGTGCCCAAATGTCTCTACCGTGGTCCCCGCGACGATAGCAGCGTTTTCCGCCGCCGAAGCTCCAGTCCATGCGCTTTGTGGGCAAACACCATTCGGGCAAGGGAGCGGATTTGGATAGGTCGTAGTGAACCAATACAGGTAACTGAGTATCACCGTGGCGTCGTCTGGATTTGCCACAGACCCTAAGTCGATAATCTGTTTGGCGGGAACGATGGTAGTGTAGCCCGACGTGAAGCCAGAGCACGCCGTTCCTGACGGGAGCACGAACGTGAGTGCGTTTGTGGTCACGGTGGAAGCGGTCGAATTGAAGGTTCCCGCCGTGCCGCTCAGGCTGAAACCTTGAGAGGCCACTAGACCATGTGCCGTTGCGTTAACCGTCGCGGTTTGACCGGAGCAGGTGATCGAGGTTACGGTGGTGGCCTGAAGGCCCAAGGCGAGGACGAGAAATGCGAAGAGTGTTTTCATGAGAAATCCTTTCAAAACGACACACCACAATTGAATCCCAAAACGTTCGTTGCAACGATCGTAAAGGTCGGGAACGTGGCTGATGTCGCCGTACTAGATATGCTTCCGACTACTGTGCCGGTGCCCGCTGTCTCGTTTACAATAAAACACTGGTAACCGTTCGTTGACGCAGGAAGCGAAGTCAAAACCGGCGTACAACTTGTTGCACTTGAGACGAAGGTCCCAGACAGCGCCCCACCAACTTGACTGGAGATCGTTCCACAGCCTGTGATTGTGGGCGAAGTTCCAGCCCCCACAAATCCGGATGCGTGCACTTTAGCCGCCGCCCCAGATCCGGCGAAATATGCATCCGTCATACGTGGTGTGCCGACCACCGCAGTGTTGCTCCCTGCTCCCGTTGCGCCGCTCGTCGAATCTCCACCAATGACGATTTCGTTCGTATCTCCGTTCGCCTGTGCCATCGTGTTCACGCCCAAATAAAGGCTATAGGATGACGTTTGGTTTGGTGAGGAGCCTCCGGTTATGTATCGTCCGGCTTGATACCCGAAGCTGCCGTCGTAGCTGCCCGTGGTCAGGCTGAGTTGACCCGCAAACCCGTTGTTGGTGTTGTAGCTACCCGTGGTCAGGCTGAGTTGACCCTCATACCCGCTGTTGGTGTTGCTGCTACCCGTGGTCAGGTTGTATTGGCCCTGAAACCCGTTGTTGGTGTTGTAGCTACCCGTGGTCAGACTGAGTTGACCCGCATACCCGCTGTTGGTGTTGCTGCTACCCGTGGTCAGGTTGTATTGGCCCTGAAACCCGCTGTTGGTGTTGTTGATACCCGTGGTCACGTTGGCTTGGCCCAGGTTCCCGCTGTTGGTGTTGTAGCTGCCCGTGGTCAGGTTGGCTTGGCCCTGATACCCGCTGTTGGTGTCATTGCTACCCGTGGTCAGATAGAGTTGGCCCTGAAACCCGTTGTTGGTGTTGTAGCTGCCCGTGGTCAGGCTGTATTGGCCCTGATACCCGCTGTTGGTGTCATTGCTACAAGTAGTGCAGTAAGACCCGCTGCTATCACCAAAATTGTTGTGCGACGTGGCCAGGGTTTGCTGAAGCACTTGAATAGACACGGCCCCGGTCGAATCCTTGCCCGTTACGGTGTACTGGCTGATTGGCGTAATCAGTTTCGCGCTGATTCCGATGGTTCCGGTATAGGTAGATGCGGGCGTGAAAGTCAAAGATGTTCCGTTGGCCTTGAGTCCCGCTGTCACACTCCCGCTTGATCCCGATGCTGTCTGGGCCGTGCCGATGGCGATTGTAACCGACCCTGATCCGCCAGCCCCGATGCTCGTGACGGTTTGATAGAACTGGCCGCTTGTAAACCCAGTACAAGTCAAAGGGGCCGTGGTTCCAGGTGCGACGTAATTCGGGTAGGTTCCAGTCCAGCCCGTTCCCGAGCAAGTCCCGCTGGTTGTCAACTCAGGGCCGAGGGATGCCGAATTTGTGGCAGTCGTTCCAGGAAGCACAATAGACGGCATCGTTTGATTAGCAGTGAATGAATTCGCCACCCCCAGCAGCGCCGGAGCACTGGAGCCGGAACAGAATATCAAATTGCCTGAACCGTCCGTGCACACCGCATACCCGGCGTTAGTGCCGAGACCCGCAATCGTCGGGTTTGGGTAGGTCCCCGCAAGAGCCCCGCCCGCGCTTCCTGTCGGCGGGCCGCCTCCCGATCCGATAGGGGGTTGGTACTGCGCCGCCACAAGGCCGCACGCGAGAATCAGAAGCGTCAGGATTTTCATTTGTTTCCAAAGCCGATATAGGCTTTGTCCCCGTTGGCGATGTAAACGTAATGGGCTGCTAGGGTGTAATTGCAAGTCGAACACACCGGGGTGTTGTACCCGCCGCCCGCGGCAATCGCAAACCCGCGCGTCGCGCTGACGGTCGAGTCTCCAAACTGCACCGTTTCCGCATTTCCGGACGGCGCAATCACCTGAATCCAGGCAACCTGAGTAGTTGTGTCCGTCGAGATTTGAACGGTCGCGCCGGTTCCCGTGATAGTGGCCAGCGTGTGAACGTTGGGCTTGAGGAAGCCCACGAAGCCCGTGCAAAGAAGCACAGCGAACAGCAACCGCCCAAGATGTTTCATGCGGGCAACGATAACACGCAAGCCTCCGCGAGCGCAAGCGAAGCCTCGGTAACCGCTTTCGATTCACTGACGATGTCGTTCATTTCGTCTTCGTCCCGCGCTACGGTATTGGGAGCGACCATCCAATGCAAAACCCCTCGAGCTCCGCCGGTGCAATGGAAGTGCGCGATCGCCGCATGATTGAACCAGATTTGATTCGGTAGCGGAGCCGCGATCAGCATACAGAACAGTTTCTCGACGAGCGGCCCGTGACTGACAATGAGAACCCGTTCGGCTTCCTGGGCCTGGGCGAGACGTTTGATTTCGCTCCAGGCATTCTCCGGGGAGTTTTCCGGATCCAGAAATCCTGAACGGATTCTTCGAACGTCCAACTTATCGGCTACCCGCTTTGCGGTTTGGATGGACCGTTTGAAATTCGATTCGATGACCACTTGCGGGTGTTCATCCTGCCGCGAGAGCCACTTCCCCATCATCTTCGCCTGGCGCTTTCCGGTTTCGGTGAGTTCGCGCGTGGGGTCCATTTGCATTCCCCATTCCGCTTCGCCGTGGCGCATGATGTAGAGTTTCACTGGACACTTTTCCGGGTTTGTGCGTATATAGTAACTGAGCGGCAGGCCTGGACGGTGGATCCAAAGGAAAACCCCCAGGATGTCGCTCTCACCGCGCCACCCCGGCGCGCGCTGGCCTACGAAGCTCCTGAACCATGGCTCTGAGCCGGTTTGCTTCCCGGTACAGTTTCTTTCTGCTCAACAGGTCCGCGATTTTCTCCACGCCCAACTCATCTCCCATCATGCACGTCGCGAGAAGCTCCGACGTTTTGGCGTGGCGCACTTCGAGCATTTCGTAAAGCGATTTATCCGGCGCGCCGTCGATGGTGCGTTTCACACGCTCCATGATCACCTGCGAAACGTAAACTAGCGGCTCAGGCATCGGCGCTCATGGCTTTGGAGGCTTCGCGCAGCGCTTCAATTGCGCCGAGAAGCGCTTCTTTCGTACCGGGCGCCGGCTTACCGCCCGGTTTCGGCGCAGGGGCCGGCGCAGGTTCGCCCGGTTTCGGAACCACCGGCTCACCCGGCTTGGGCTCAGGTGGAGGCGGAGGTGGAGGCGGTAACGGCGGTGGCGGTAACGGTGGAGGCTTACTCAGATCCGTTAGCGCCTTACCCAGCGGCTGCATAATCGACTGTGGCGCGGGCTGAGACCGCTGGTCCGTCACGTCATCCGCCGCGTCGTAATCGTCGCCGTAAATCTCAGTCAGGAGCTCGGCGCGGTCTTCGAACCCGATTTCCGCTAACAGCAGATCCGCAATCGTCCGGCGATCGACGATGCCGGCCGCAATTCCGTTTCTTCCACCCATCGTCGCGACTTCGGTAATGGCCTGAATCATCGGCTGAATTTCATGCTCGACCACCGTCGGGAACACGACTTTGATGTTTAACTTCTCCGGCTTCGCTTTCGCTTTCGCCTCTTTCATCTTCCCGCCGGCGGTGTTATCCGAGACCCACAGCACGTAGGTCAGGATCCGCTTGATGATGTGCTTCCAACGCCGCTGAATCGCGGTAAACTTCAACTCCGTCGGCCGGTCGAGAGAAACCGCCGTAGCGAGGCTCCCGGTCGACGCATCGCCGAAGAACGTCTCCGGCATTCCGGCCGAGGCGCATGCCATCAGCAAAAGACGTCTAGTCTCTTCCGGGTTCGCCTGGGCGCCAGCACTCTTGAACGCCTGGATCTGATTGCCGGGTCCTGAGATATGCGCGGACGCTACCACGGGAGGTGGATTCTGCTCCGGCTGGGTGCCTTGGGCATCCGCAAAGGTCGTGTTGAACAGCGCGTTGTAGGCCGCGATCGCGCCCGGGCCGCCCTTCGTCTCGACCATCAGCGCGAACCGGGCGAGCGTTCGCCTCACGGTCGCGTAATCTTCGAGAGCGTCTTTGTATGCGCGCGCCCAGTCCAAAGCTCCGTACACCGGAGGAACGCCCCAGCGCCACTTCGCCGGGCTCCCGATCTTGATGCGAAGCACCGGCATATCCCAGTTCACCGGAGCATCGCCCATCCGCATGGGCTTTTGCGCCGGCGGGTCCATCACGAGGTCGATTACCGGATACCAGCACTTCTGCCACTGCGGCCGCTGCATCCCGGAATCGTAATCGATAATGTTCCGGTTCCATTGTCTGAGGAAGTACAGCGGCTTCGAGGTATCGTCCGGGTCGGTCAACACGTCCATGATTTCCAAGGGGTCGATCATGTTGACGGTGACGTTTCCGCTTGGATCGGTCGGCAGTCCAAAGTAGAGCATCCCGTCGGTCTGGATGTCTTTTTCCTTTTCGGCCATCCCGACGTGCCCCATTTCGGCGTCGTTCACTTCGAGGAAATCTTGAATCACCTCATTCGCGGTGTCGTCGTTCGAAGAAATCTCGAAGCCTCGGCCGAAGACGTACAACTCGCAGATTTCCGCGATGCGCTTGATGATCGGGTTCTTGATCCCGTAAATCCGGCAGATCCGGATGAGCTGCTGAACACCGTACCGGGAAAACTCCAAAGCCGCCAGCGTGGTTTCGCGAACCCAGCCGCGGTCTTCAAGTGCGAGCTCGAGCTCCCACAATCGCTCCCGGAAGATGGTCTCGACTTTGGCGGATTCGCGCTGACCTTCCGGCAGTAGGCCGGTGACGGTCTCGACGCAGGCCGCGTCCGACATCCGGCAGAGCTGCTCCGCGGCGCGAAGTTCCCGAACCGCATGGAGTCGTTCTTCCGCTTGTTCTTTCTGGAGTTTCAAATCCCGTGCGAGGTCCGCGAAGGCGAGTGCAGTTTCCCGCTGGTCCGCGACTGCGATTTTGAGGGAATCCCGCAGAGACTCGACGCGGGAGAGGTTGTGTTCGAAGCGTTCCCGCTCCGCGAGAGTGCCGACGATTTCCTGTGTGGGGCTCACCGGATTGCGTCCCGGCCAAACCAAGCCAATAGGAGCATCACGAATAAAAAGACGGAAGCATTCCAGTTCGCCCAGGCGTTTCGGCTCATGGGCGCGATTGTAACAGGTTTTCAGGGAAACGTTACACTGACACGAACCTTACCTTTGATTTTTACTGGTGCCTGCCACAGTAAGCCAGGCACACGGCAATGGTCGGGTCTGATCCGACCACGAACGCGCCGTTGTTTTGGCTTGCGTGGACGCGCCCGAGACTCCTGTTGATCTAAATTCGGAAGCCTCACACCACCCCGAATAGATCCAGCCCGGCGAACGGCGCGCGCCCGTGCTTGTCTATGAGCCGTTTGCATTCCGCCTCCTGCCAGGGTTCGGCTTTGAGATCCAGATATTGCATGAGGTTCTGGTACGGCGCCCACCAGGTCTCTGGAGCTTTCTGGTATTGCCATCCCGCGGGCATGTCGTGTGGCGGCCGGCCGTGGATCGCCAACGAGTACATGTAATCGATTTCTGAAACCGGAAACTCCGGGAACTTCACGCGCTCGCTCATTTTGTAAAGAGCGTGCTTGGCGATCAGGCGTCGTTCGGTGACACCCCACAAGTGCATGATTCCGCCGTTGCCCTGCGAGACGGGTTTATACTGGCTCAGTAGCATGCCCTTGGGTTCGCGCTGGTGATGATCGTAAGCTCCAGAGCGCTCCGGCTTCCACCAGTACAATCGGCCGTCGTCCTCGAACGCGATTGAACCCCAGCGCCTTCCCCAGATTCCCGAGGTGTGGAACCGGTCGATTTCTGCGCGCATGTTGTAGAGCGGCAACTGCGTGATGGCAGCACTGTTCATAGCGTCGATAAGTTCGCGCGCGGGACTGTTGCCCGTCAGGATTTCGTCCGCGTCCACAATGGCAATATGGGTTGCTTTGTGAATCCGCGCCATCTCCAAGAGCGTTTGGCGATGCTGCATCTCGGTCCACACCGTTTCCGGGTAGCTCACCACATGCACCCGGCCCGGGAAGTCGGCTTGCAGCTCGCCCAGGATGTCGCCCGTCCGGTCGGTTGATGCGTGGTTCCCGATACAGAGTTCATCGCACCACTGAAGCACCACGCGCGCGGAGAGACCAAGAATCCAGGCTTCGTTGCGGACCGGCATCGTCGCAATGAGCTTCATAGGCGCTTGGCCACGATGCAGGTTTGATCCGTCTGTCCTGGATCATAGGCGAACCATTCCGGAGAATTTGTCAGTTTACAGCCGAGCGCCCATGCTATTACGCTGAGCGCGGTCTGGTCGTGCCGATGTCCACGAACGTCCGGCGGCCCGCATGGAGCCCGCCTCGGATTGTCGTAATACTTCGGCCCATTCTTCCAGGGTCCGCAGAAGGCTTTCGTTTGTGCGAGGCGGAAATACTCCGAGAGGATTGCCCGCCCGATCGGCTGCATCAGATCCAGCCCAATGACGCCGCCGACCACGTGCGGAATAATCCGATTCAGCGCCCGCGCCGCCTCGGTGGTTTCGCCGAATAAATCTGGATACGCGGAATCCGCGGTCCACTCGTAATTGGAGAACCCGTTATTCCCGATGTAATACCCGTCGCGCTCGATTTTCGCCCACAGATCCGACAATGACCTGGGACCCGGAATCATACAGGAGTCGAGCCACAGCAGCGACGTGAAGCCCATGTCGGCCGCTTCCTGCAACGCGTAAGCCTTGAACGCGTAGGGCACGTCCTGATGCTTCGGACAGCCATGCGGCGTCATGGTCGAAGTGAGAAGTGCAGCGTCTTTGAACCCCGCGCGCAGCCGGTCGATTCCGCGCGCGAAAGATCCGGTGCCGACGCTTACGATAGCTCTGAACATTCCTGCTTCTCCATTTCGATTCCCACTAATACGCCATACGCGAACGCCGTCATAAAGACGTCATCGACCGTGCAAACGCCGCCGACTGCCTGGAGTATCAACGAAGACACAAGAGATTTGACGGCCGGATCATGCGCTATCTGAACGATTAAATCCTGGTAACGCTCCTGAATCCTGGCAACGTGTTCGGTCGCTTCTTTCGACAGGTTCCCTGTCGCCAACTGCATCGGGGACTGCTTCGGCCCGTAAAACATCGCGCACGCCTCTTCGAAGGTTTTCATTTGCGCACCCACACCGCGTTACACCCGTTGGCGTACGTCAGATTGTAGAACCGCGTAGCCGCCGCGCTCATCTCATCCATGCGTCTGTCGATTTCGACGCAGAAGCAACACGGCTGCCAGCCCATTCTGAGTATCTCCAGGAACAAGTCGACGCTCTGCCCTTCCGCGTCGATGTTGATAAAGTCGAAGCCGCCCCAGCGTCGGGCGATGTATTCCGGCGTGATGGTCGGGACTTCCAAGGACCCGTGAAACTTCGTGGCATCTTTCCACTTTTCGTACTCCGCGTCCAGAACTGTGGACACGGCATCATCCGTGATGTGGAACTGCACGAGCATTTGCTCGAGCCCGACGGCCGCCTGGACAAGCTGGATGCGCGGCTCGTTGCCGTACTCGCCCAGAAGTTGGAGCATCGGGCCTGGCGACGGCTCGATCATGACGCCAGACCAGCCCAATTCGAACAGGGCGCGCGTGTTGCTCAGCTGCTTCGCGTTCCATGCTCCGATGTCGAGGAAGCGCCCGTTCGTCTTGTCTTCAGGAAAGGCTTCGAGGATGTATTTCTCTTCTTCAGATTGGGAGTACATTACGAGTGCCTCTGGAAATACACCGTGTGAAGCGATGAGTAAGCCCGCTGCGCAATCATTTCAAGAGAAGCAATCATATCGGCTCATGACCCGGAAACCCTTTCTGTTTTCGCGCTTCGAATACCTGCTTAAATTTGTTCATTTCAGCGTTTGCCTTTTCAAGGAACTTTGGCATGTCCGAGAGCTTTCCTTGCCGGCCCCAGTGATTATGGAACTGCGTTAGGTCTCGACGCTGCCACAGCACACCCATCTTCAGCGCGACTTCCTGAAGCTCTTCGTCCGGGTACATGTGCGTGTACTCCGGCCACAGTGGACCCTTTCCGCCGTACATTCGCTTTGCGAACTCGCGCCCGATCCACGCCGACCCGCAGACTCGATCGATGTAGGCGCCGCGGTTCTCGCCGAACCGCTGACGGGATGCCGGTGAATCTCCCCAGCGATCGCCGGTTGGTTGCATGACGCCGAAGGTCACATAATCGCCGCCCACCACAAATCCCGGATGTTCGAAGAAATATTCTCGGCACTCGCGCGCAATTTCTTCGGCTGAGTGATTTGGGTCAGGCTCGACGTCATCGCCACCGATGACGAACCATTCCGCGTTCGGGTCGACTTCCAGCGCGTGCCTGACTAGCTCATTAACGGCAACGGCGTAACCTGGATACTTACCGTGGAGGTTCGCACCTGGAACGTTATCGGCCTCGTCGCGCCACAAAGCCATGAGATAGCCGCGCGACGCCCACTTTTCGAACCACGCGCGCACCTGCTCAACAGGCCGTGCCGATGGCACACACACCCAAACACTCATCCGAGAATCCTCCTGACTCTTTCGTCCCACTCTGGAACTCGTTTCCAGGTTATCGGTGTTCCTTGATGCTTGACGTGGTGCTCCAGGTTGTAAGCGTGTCTCGATGCGTTGCCCGCGTGGATGCGCGCGATCATGCGCGGTTCGTCCTGCACCGATGGAACCGTTTTGACGTTCAACCCCTTCAGCCATGGGCCGTATTCGGAGCCGCCTTGCGGGCCTGGTGCGTCTGCGAATTTCTGTTTCTCCCAGGTCTTCCGCCAGTAGCAGAGCGAGGTTCCCAGCGCTGGCACAACCCCCGGAATGACCGTGTAGAGCCACGCTTGCCCATCGCGACCGATTCCGGCGCTTCGCCAGAACAGCATATCGTTATACCCGACCACATCCGCGCCGCTTGTTTGCAAAAGCTCGACTTGCTCCGCGATGCGGTTTGGGTGATTGTGATCATCATCGTCCCAGTGCACGAAGATTTCCGGATTTATCGAATCTATCGCGCACTCGGCCGCGTCGTTGCGAAGCTCGCCTATTGTCACGCCCTCGACTGGCCCGATGATGCACGGCTCGTGAAGTTGCGAAGATGTATCAAGCGCCTCGGGGTCTTCGAGCAGTGGCCCACGCGGAGCAGTGTTCCAAACCAGCAGCCGCTTCTTCTCATACGTTTGTGCTCTGAAGCATTCGACCGCTTTCCGGGCCAGTTCCGGGCGGTCTCGGGTTAACATGATGGCGCAGACGGTGGGTTCGCTCACGCTACTATCTCCTTGAGCTCCTTGATTTGCGCTTCGACGATGGGTTTGTGGTTTTGGCATACCGCGTCACTATATCACATCGTCGCACGTACTCAGGAAGCGGGTTCTTTCAGTTTGGTACTTTTTATCTTGATCGGGCGAAATTCCGCGCACCAGTCGTCTTTGTGTTTGTCCACCACTGCATTTGGAAAGCGTCGACAGATTCCGTACGCCGCCGGATTAAACGGGCCGGTGTTCGGCTTGAAGCATTCGCAGGTCGCACAGGTTGGCCCAGGCATGCTGTTCAGCCTATCAGAAGCGCGAAATCACGACACGGTCATTCCCGAATAGCGCTCTGGTCGTTACGACCTGATCCGGATCGAGCAGTAATTCGTACACCGCCCACACCAGCGCATCCATCCGATCCGGCGACTTCCCAGAGATTCCAGGAACGAAGCTACACATTTGCTGCTCGAGCTCCGGGAAGTTCCCGACATGATGCACTCGGCCCTGCTCGTAAAGCGCCGCCACTGGTTCAGCTCGGACCGATTTCCCGCGCGAAGCCCGCACCGCATGAAACGGCGCGTTCGGTGAGACGGCCCGGATATTCATTTCCACCAAGTCGCCGCCGTTGTTCACCTCGCCCACGATTTTATCGGCCTTGTGCCGGTTGAACGCCGCGACCGCGACGCGCGCCCATTGGAGCGGAGATTCTTTGCAGGTCAAATCCTCGATCACGATTACATGGGCCGTATCGGTGAGCGCCGCGACCACAATGCCAGTATCGTCCGAGTTCTCGCCGGCCGTCACTGCTGGGTCGATCGCTACGACGATTCTGACGAGCTGGTCCCACTTGATTTCTCTGAGCTTGATTTTGTAGGCGTCGATCAGTATTTGAGTCCACAGCGCTCCTGGAACATCATCGAGCAACTCCGCATCGAGCTCCTGCCTGCCGATTCTGGTTCCTTCGTATTTCCGAATGATGGAGTCGAAAAACGCCGGCGCCAGGTTCGCCCGGTTCTCGTAGCTCGACGCCCGGGTAACTACGGTATGCGGATCCGCGATGATGTCGATCAGAAGTTTGATCGGCTTCGGCGTGGTGGTGATGATTCCTCGCGGGTCGTCTCCAAGCCGGAACCCGAACATCAGGTTGTCCCATGCCTCTTGACCGAAACGCCAGGCGGCCAGCTCATCCGCCCAGAAATGATCGCAATTGTGAACAAGGGTTCCATTTGCGAAGAACTCGTGTTCGCCCTCAATCTGGAGATCGTATACGGGGATTCGCCGACTTAAGGCTTCTACGGATGCGATTCTTGCCATGGAAATCAACGGCACATTTTCTGGAGCAGAACCGCGCGTTCGTTCGCAAGCTGACGAAACTCCCGCCGCAGTGACCGCAAACAACGCCCCTTCGCTCAAGTGTTCCGCTACGGGCTGCCGCTGCCTGCTGATTGCAAGATCGTCCACAATATCTCTGTGCGCGCTTGATCGCAACGAAGGGACCGCCGCACTGCTGGCACATTCGATTCTCGCCACTGAATTTGATGTCGCGCGCCTGGTCGATACACCGCTCAGAACAGTACGCGGACGGTCGCCGCGCTCCGCTTCGATAGCTTCCTCCGCACACGCAGCACCTAAGCTCCCTAGTCGCGACTCGAAGCGCTCGATTCCGTGCCGTTGCCAGAATAGAACCGGCAGTCGCGCGCGCTTGGTGTGGAGCCAGTTTTTCCCGGCAATGGATGCGGTTATGCTCTGAACTGCTGAGCAGTTGCAGGTTTTCGATTCGATTATTGTGGATATCTCCGTCAATGTGATGAATGTGGTGGTTTGGCGGAATTGGCCCTTTTGCTGCCGCCCACACTTCGCGGTGCAAGAGTAGCCGGGTCTGGTAGTAACTGCCTCCAGGTTTCTTGTGCCACGTCTTTCCGTCCCACTCGATACAGGCGTCACACATACCCGGTGATCTCCTGTCGCAACTATACTTCGTCCGTCCAGAAGTTTCAAGCGAAATACATCAGCGCTCGAACTTGTCATCCTTGAACGAATGACGCGCCGCGCGCCAGCCCGCGTCATCACATATTCGCCTTCTAAGACCACGGCTATCGGCTTTTCACTTCCATCGGCCATCAAGACGCGGGTGTCGCCGGAGACACACTGTGGGCCTCTCAAACGCTCTGGCTCATCGGCCGAGAACAGATGCGCCGTCGCGCCCGTCGAGAACGTTACGAGGCGCTTTGATGGTTCGTACAGTGGCCGTTTCTCGGGAGGAAAACAGTTCAGGAGTCCGGATTCTCCCTGCACCATGACGTCCCGGACGTCGCCCGCGGTCGATCCGACCAGATGAATGATGCGCGCGCCTTCGTCTACGTACTCGCGGATCGCTTCGGCGCCAGTGCGCGTTTTTCCGAATCCGCGGCCGGCTTGCACCAGCCAGTAGCGCCAGTCTCCTAGAGGTCGGATTTGATTCTTGCGGGCTTTGTAGCCTCGCCAGGTGTACAGCAGCTCACGTTGCTGCTGCTCCGTCAGCCCGCTCAGAACTTCCCGTCTCTCGCCTTCGCTCAAGGATGCGAGCAATTCCTCGTTCGAGCTGTTCGACTGGAGATATTGCAATTTCAAGTTCCCCGTGCGGACCGGAACCCAGTAGCTTGATTTCCTCAGCCGACTTGTATCCGTTCCGGTTCAGAATATCCTGTGCCACCGCAACCGCAACCCGCACGTCTTTCTTTTGGCCCAGCGCTCGCGTCAGCACCCCGATTGCCGGATCTACCAGAGCCGCAAGTCTCAATGCTGCCGATCGCTTGACCTGGGGAGCGGCCCCGCCGTGCATCGTACAAACTTTGCCGCCGGCGATTGCGTGGCGTCTGCACTGGTTACCGCTTCGCGCGTGAGCTGAGCACTGCATTTATCACAGGTTACCTATTTCCATGGGGTTACGCTATCTTTCCGGTTTCTCTGGCGTATTCCATCCGCCGGTCGGATTGCGGCTGGGTTCGTTTCATCGGGCGAAGCGTGCGTAACCGCCTGACTTTGTTACACATGACCGCAAGCGCGTCTGGATCAACACCTTCCGGCTTCGGGTCCCAGAAATCAGACACCTGCAGAGGTGGCTTCCGCTTCCTCCAGTCCAAGGGGAGTTGTTCAAGCCGCATATCCGGCCACCCGGCTTTGATGGCTTGCTCGAGTTCGCTCATCTCTGGGAGGCTCATCGACTTACAATCCGTTCCTTCAGTTCCCGCAAGATTTGCTCGTTTTCCGCTGGTGTGCGCTTCATGCTTCCCGGAATCCGGATAGGCGCAACCGGCATCTTGAGAATGTCGCCAAGTCGCCTGTGGGCTTCGTCCCGTTTCGCTTCTAGCTGAATCCGCTCCTGTGCGCGCGATATTGGGTCCACTTCTACTTTGCCCAGCGGCTTCCACTTGCCGTCTACCAGTTCCGCAACCTCGCCGGCCACCAGCATCTTCTGGGCGCGCGGTGCCTCGATCTGCTGGTAGGATGCCGCAGCTTCGCCATCCTCCGCCGTGAATCCCGCTATTGAGCAATTTGCCTCAATTCCATCTGCCGGCTTGAATCTGGTGCAGAATACGCCGCGGAGTTCATTCGGCCCTGGCCACTCATTTAAGCGACTAACGATGGTGTCAATTAGCCACGCTAGATGCTTGTCGTTATCTACCATGCGAATCAGTAGTTTCGCGATTTCCGCCCGCGGCGGTGTTTCACTTGGGAAGTACTTCAAGATGGCCATCCGGGATACGGCCGCCGCTGCCTGCTCTTTTGTGATCATGCGACGTCCTCCCCGAGCATCTTCAAGACTTCGTTGTGCCGGTCGATTGCGCGCTTGTCCGCTGCCCGCAATGGCGGAGGGAGCGTCCGCGGAAGCGCGCGGCGTGTCCATGGCTGGCTGGCGAGATGACGCTCTGGAGTGGGGATGAACTGCGCCTCGGTCTCGCAACACAGCTTGTAGGCGTGCTGGTACGCTGCTAGCTGGTCTTGATGAGTCATCCTGGACCACCGCATCCGCGCCATATTCACGTCGTAACCGTTGACGGCTTTGCCGGCCGCCATGAAAAGCCCGAAATACCGCTCGAAACCGGTCATCGGAGCAGGGGTTAACTCAGCCATTGAAGACCTTTCCGAACTCACCGGTTTTCGCTGGTGTGTTCTCTCTACCCTTGATATATCCTCAACACTACTACAAGAGGTTTTTATTAAAGGTTTTAATTCAGCGCCGCCATTTACCCCGCCATCGCTGAAATCAAAGGATATCTGCGCGCCGCACGGAACCGGCAGAAGTTCGTAAATCGCGGTCCGTCGATACCGGGGGCTGACCTTGAGTCGACCGAGTCGTTTGGCAACCGCGATCCAACGTTGGCAGGTCCGGAGCGTCCAGCCGAGCTTACCAGCGATCCATTCCTGGGTGGGCTCGATCACCGCCCAGTGCTTTTTACACCACGTCAGGAGATCCAGAAGCGCGCCAAGACGATTTTTCAAGGCTTCACCCTCACTCCGAGATCTTCCGCCCATTCGGGGTGCTCACGGAGCGCCTGAAGCAGCACACGCTCAGTTGGGCTAAGAATCCCGGCTGCCTGGCGTCCGGCTGACGATTTCTTGTTCACGTATTCGGCATCATTGCGATGCTTTCGGGTTTCTCTTTTTTGCAGGGTGCGCGCGGATGCGCGGCTTGAGGCCATACTTTCTCCTTGAGCCAATGGGGCGCACCGGGCTCAATCGGCACACCCCGAAGGTTTTTGTTAGCGATCAGAGACATCTTACCTCAAATCGTTCTTTGGCGCTCTTCTAAATCGATGATGACGCCTTCCTGCTTCCCAACTACGGCCGGGAGAATCACCAGCAACCCATTGAATCGGGCGATGTTATCCCGCCAAATAACCCCGGCTTCCTGGAGCACATCGAGGATGCAGCCGAGTTTATTGTCCCGGTCGGAGCGCTGATCCAGTACGAAAAACTTGATCCATACTTCCGGATGTTCCGCCGGCGGACCCTTCCACTGAGACTTCGCCTGAAGAATCAGCGCGTCGATGTCGGCCTTCACGGAAGAGTCGAGGAACATCCCGCCGCCTTTGCGCGGACGCCATAGGTTTTTCTTTGAAGGGACAGGCCCGACCAGGTTGAGGCGAAACGGCATCAGTTCGCGTTTCGCGCGTCCAGCTTCTCTTTGATGCTACGGACTTCGTCTTCAAACATCGGCGCTTCTATCGGCGCCTGGACGTCGGAAACGAGTTCAGTCTGGACCGGCTCAATCATGTAGGTCACCTTCAGCGAGCCGCGCGCGTTATCGCTCTGGAACTGGTACGACTCCAGGAGCGCGCAGGCGTCTTGCTGCTTGAACTTCACATTGAAGCGAAGCTCACGGCGAAATCCCTTTCCCTTACGGCCTTCGAGTTCCAGCCGCAGGCAGGAGAAGTCCGTCATGGCCACGTACTCGATATCCACTTCCGCCTCGATGAGTTTGTCTTTCGCGGTCAGGATCAGATGGCCGCCTTCGAGCTTCCCTTCGAGCTTTTCGGACATCGTCTTGTCGCCGGGTACATCCCAGCCCATCAGGTCGAACAGTTTTTCGAATCCCTTCGGGAGCGAGGACTGAAACTTGATCCAGCCGGAACTTGGGTCAACGCGGCCAAACTCCGCGATTTTAACGGACGGGAAAGAAATGTGATTCATGCGCGGAGTGTCGCCCGACGTATGAACCGTGTGAGATTTTGCCATAGGCTTTTAACGGTGGTTCCTTTCGGTGGGTTGATGGTAGCACGTGCTCGCTGAGCCCGCAAGATTTGTACTATGTGGATTCCCTGGATGCGGCTCATTGCGAGGCCTCGCTAAATGGAAGGTAACTGGATTGATTCAGCCAGCGGTTGTATTTCATAGCGGGCCCGCGTTTGAATCTCTTGACGGGTTGCATCTTCTCGCGAATGCGAAAGTACTGGAGACACCGGATATTGCACGAATCCCCGACGCGCACCAGCCACGCCGCCTCGCACGCCAAGCCCGAAGATGCCGCACACCACACGGTTGAAAACCAGATTACCCGCCGGCGCGCGACGTTGTTCGCCGAACAAAACAGCGCGTGTTTCACCTGCGCGTTCAACCGCACGTAAGGCGGATCGATGATAACAACATCGAAGCTGTCCTGCGCGAACGGCGGCAGCCAAGCGTCGCCGATTACGTCCGGATGGACGAACGGATCCACGTCGAGCCGCGTTCCCCAGCTGCTCCGTCCGCCGAAAAGCTGCAACACGCTTTGACCGGCCGTGTCCGCGATCAGGTGTTTCTCTACGGCCTTTGGGTACATCCATCCCGTGCGTCTAGCGCCCCCAGTTGCGCGCATTTCGGTTTTGCTCGGATTTGGACACCAGATCACGCCGACATCAAACTGTCGTTTCAAAATAGACTCTCCTGTTGTGCGGGTGGTTCTTCCTTGCCGTCCGGCTCCGCACGTTTCTTAATTTTCCGGTATGAGAAGACCCCTTTGATTTTGTACGCGAAGTGCTGCCACGGGCGGAGCGCGGCGCGAAACTCTTCCCAGTCGTCACGGGTGAACTTTCGTCCGCCGGCGAGCGACCCGTATTCGTACGTACTGGTGTAGTTGCCGTCTTTGTCTTTGAAGTCGATGTAGCAAAGCTGTTTCTCGGAATCCCAGCGCGCCCATTTCACGTTTGAGCTGGCTTCCGGATGAATCGAGTAATGTTCGATCATGAGCGCCCTACAAAACCCGGACGTGTTCAGCGCGAGGAAGCAACTTAGCTCCTGGAACTGTACGCTGCTTCAGCGCTTCCCGGATGCGCTCCGTGTCTGGAGTACGGGGTGCCTTTTCGGTGAGGCGCATGAGCATGGCGTACGTTTCGCTGTTTGGTGCGGCGGCTTGCGCTAGGCCCATAAGATCCATCCATACCAACGCCGGCAGCGTGACGGTGATATTCTGCCAGACCGCTGAAGTCAGTTCAGACGTGTCAAGCGCCTGCAGGCGGCCGTTTGCTTGCCTGCGGAATCCACCGCCTGGCGTAGCCTTCAGTTCCTTCACCCCGAACCGCTGCATCGCTTCGAGCGCGTTGGCCTTCAGCCTGTCAATGTCGGCCTGGGCCGCGTTCTGGATATCCGCGATGCGTTTTCGCTCCTGTTGACACGCTAGGACTGTGGCTTCCCGCGACCGGATCAGGGCGACGTAGCTCGTCACCTTGGCGGCTTCCTTGGTCAGGTACTCGCGCTCGATTTGATCTATGACTTTGAGCGCTTCGGAGTCGCCTTCGGCTTCGGCGATCTGCCGTTGCATCTGGATCTGCTCCAGGGTGTCTTCAATCAGGTAAAGGCTTTCGTTCATGATTTAGCCTCGTTAGCGGCAACATCAGGCACGAGTAATACTCCGTTGGCTTCCTCTCAGATCCGCGTATCCCAGGTCCGCGTCTCCCAGGTTCGCGCCTCTCAGATCCGCGTCTCCCAGGTCCGCGCCTCTCAGATCCGCGTCTCCCAGGTTCGCGCCTCCCAGATTCGCGGCTCTCAGGTTCGCGTCTCTCAGGTCCGCGTCTCCCAGGTTCGCGCCTCCCAGATCCGCGGCTCCCAGGTCCGCGCCTCCCAGATCCGCGTCTCCCAGGTCCGCGCCTCTCAGATCCGCGGCTCTCAGGTTCGCGTCTCTCAGATCCGCGCCTCTCAGGTTCGCGCCTCTCAGGTTCGCGCCTCTCAGGTTCGCGCCTCTCAGGTTCGCGCCTCTCAGGTTCGCGTATCTCAGGTTCGCGTATCTCAGGTTCGCGCCTCTCAGATCCGCGCCTCTCAGGTCCGCGGCTCTCAGGTCCGCGTATCTCAGGTCCGCGACTCTCAGATCCGCGCCTCTCAGATCCGCGCCTCTCAGGTCCGCGGCTCTCAGGTCCGCGTATCTCGCGAGCGCTTCGATGACGGCAACCGAAATCGATTCCGCCGTCTCCGATTTGTACATCAATGCTGCTGTATATCGATGGATGATTTCAAAGCTCATTCACGTGTCCTCGTCTTTCTGACAGAGTAGGTATCCCCGATTTCTCTGGAGATGTCCTTGATTCGCCGTGCCATGACCCGAAGTTCGGATTCGAACTTCTCCGGGATGCCGGCATCGTTGGCGAGGTTGAGCACGGCTTGTCCGGCATCTTCTAAGCGCGTACGCTGGATTACTGCGGTCTCTTCGTTTGAGGTCATTTGGGCTCTTGTAGGATTTCCGGAAGGTCTGCATCCGTCGCTGTGAAGTCGGCCGGGTCCGGCTTTGTGACGGTCAGGCTTGCCTCGAACAGATCCAACAGGCAGTCCTTGATGGCGCTCATGGGGATTGGTTTCCCCTTCGGGTGTTTCTCGCGCAGCGCTAAAACGATGCGGCTGTACTCTGCCGCGCCGCTCGATCCGCCAGCCTGCTCTAGCGCCGATTCGAGCATCTTGAAGGATTGTGCCGTGTGCTTTGAGTCCGCATCGAGGTTGACGAACATCGCTTTCAGTTCTTCGGGAACGGGCCGCGCAGCGCTGTTTCTCTCGCTCATAACGGGAGACGCGGCCCTGTTCCCTTGGTCGCCCGGTGCACCAGGCGATTCCGTTTCACGCTGATCTTCCAAATCCTGCGTGAAAAACTCTGACGCGCTGGTCGCGTTGATGGTCGCGCCGACGTGCGCGCGTTTCTGCGCCATCTTCAGGAGGGTGTTAACTTGGTCAAAGATTTCGGTGTTGGCTTTCCGGCCAGTCTCCTGCGATGTAATACGGTTGTCGTCTGGTTTGAATCCCGCGCCGCAGCCGTCCTTGAACTTCGCGCACCACCAGTTATTTTTCTTCGTGAAGATGATTGCCGCGCGCCCGCACGTCGGACAAGTGCGCTCCGAGGTCCGGTATCGGTACTTGGATTCCCATGAGTTGCACTCCCCGATGGCTTCGCCCATGACGAAATCCCCGCGAAACAACTGGCACTTGATCATGTATCGAAAGAAAGGCTCCCCGCCGTGGCTCTCGCCGGTCCAGTCCTCTTCGCGTTCCTCGACGATAAATCGAGGAACCAACCCGAAAAGGTTATCTAGCTTCTGGGCGCCCGGCTGCTTCAGCGTGGGACTCTTCGAGCCGGGAATCTTCCCGTAATCGTCGCCCTCCTTCATGAGCCGGGAGAACGCCTGAACGATCACTTCGCGCCGTTCAAGCGCCTGCTCCATCTTCATGACCGGCATAAACCGGGCGACTTCCGCGCCCGCTGCGGCGTCGTAATCCGCGCGCGTCAAAGCTAACTCAGTGGTTTCCATGTTCTTCCTCGTATCGTTTTTTAAGTTCGGTCGTAAGCTCGATTCTGTCAAGTCCCCAAAAGGCCCAGAACTTCTTGCCCAGGCGTTCGTAGGACGCTTTCCCGGTCCGGTGATGCTCCCCGCAGAGAGGGATTGCGCTCCTGTCGTGCGACTTCTGGCTTAGGCCGTGCGGGCCGGTGTGCGCAGCCTCTGACGGCCACGGCCACATCCCGCCGTACCAGTAGGATTTCCAGAAATCGGCGAAAGCCATCGACCCTACGAACAGGCCTCGGTAGCAGCACACGCACTTCAGTGTCCTGATCCAGGCAAGGTACTTCGGATCAAGAACCCGGCCGCGCCGCGGTGGGCCCTTGCGCTTCATTCCGCGATCACCTTGTAATAGTGCGCCCCTGGTATAAATGTGAAATTAACTCGGCGCCCCCACGCTAGCGCCTCTGCTTCAGTCACCTCTCCGATAACCACAAGCTTGGTTCCTACTTCAACGGCACTGAAAGGGTCTGCGTTTACGACCACAGCCCCATTGGAGCGCGGCCGCGCCGCCGAGAAGATCAAAAATCCTTCCTGATCCAAGGCTTTCTGAGGCGTCACGCTTCCACCCCCAGATCGTAAGCCATGTCCCCAGCGTTGTAACGGGCGTTCAAAAAGGAGTCCCGCTCGATATCTCGATCGTCGTTTTCTTTCTGGACACAGGAAGAGCACAGAACCCATTCATCGGTGTCGCCGGTTTCCGGATCTTTTTCGAGGTTGCGGATTTCGTACCCATCCTCGAGGGAGCCGCCGCATTCTGAGCAGCAATCGTAGGGAAGTGTTTCAGGCATGCACTGAGTATACGTCGCACGTGCTCAGTATGCAATACGGATTATTCCTAGATGCGGCGTGCAAGATATCTTAGTACGCTGAATCGGGGCAGGCTGGCGGGAAAACCGCCGGATCGGCAGATTCAGGCGACGTCAGCCTTGCGCCCAGAAAAGAAAAAGGCCGGAATCTTTCGACC